ATTAACCACTAAAATAATTTGAAAACGTTTATATATTAATATGAAAGTTAATTTAACTATACCAACAACACTTAACGAGATAACTTTAGGGCAATACCAAGAGTATGCGAAATTAGCTGATTTAAGTGAAACAGACTTACAACTAAAGACCATTGAGATATTCTGCAACGTACCAGAGTTAGTGGTTAGAAATATGAAAGCCACAGACATAGTAGAGATATGCAGTATCATTAATGGTATGTTTGACACAAAGCATCAGCTTATAAGTATGTTTAAAATGAATGGTACGGAATATGGGTTTATTCCAAGCCTTGAAGATATGTCTTTTGGCGAGTATGTAGACCTTGATACTTTCATAGGCGATAACGATAATCTGCACAGAGCAGTAAACGTACTATACAGACCCATAGAACACAGAAGCGGAAGCAGATACACCATAAAAGACTACGAGCCTAACAATAGCGAGCTGGCAAAAGATATGCCTTTAGATGCTGTACTTGGTGCGGTGGTTTTTTTTTACAATTTAGGCAAGGACTTATCGATAGCTATGCTGAACTCTTTGGACAAGAAGAACGAGGAAATTTTAGCGCAGTATCTAACTTCACAGCCAAATGGGGGTGGTACAACTCAATCTATGGGTTATCTAACGGAGATATTACAAAATTTGAACATATCACTAAATTAGGTGTACACGAGTGCTTAACATACTTAACATACACAAAAGAGAAAAACGAAATAGAAGCAAGACAAATAAAAAGCAAGTTTAAATGAGCCAGACAGGAATAAGAGGTTTTTACCTACTAACAGAAACAATAAAAGACCAACTACTTGGCGATGTAAATGTAAACACAGTTACAACTGGCGATATATACGACATTGATTTAGCAAAGCAGTCTATATTTCCATTAAGCCACATTATAATAAACAACGTTACAACACAAGAGCAAACCCTTACGTTTAACATTAGTGTATTAGCAATGGACATAGTAGACGAAAGCAAAGAACCTACCACAGACGTATTTAGAGGAAACAACAACGAACAAGATATATTAAACACACAATTAGCAGTATTAAACAAGTTAGTAATGGTATTAAGAAAAGGTACGCTATATAGCGACCAATACCAATTAGATGGCGATGCAACGCTTGAACCATTTTACGAAAGGTTTGACAATCGTTTAGCTGGGTGGAGTGCTACGTTTAATGTGTTTGTTAAGAACGATATTACAATATGTTAGCAGATAAGTATTTAAGGGATGAACTTAACAAGTTTGCTAAATACGTTATACAGCAAAGTAGAAGCAACTTAACTAAAAGCAAAAAGAACGCTTCTAAAGAACTTTATAACAGTCTTGGGTATGACATAACACAAAAAGGTTCAACTACGTCTATGGGCTTTAAAATGGCTGATTATGGTGTGTTTCAAGACAAAGGGGTAAGCGGTAAAGAAAAGAAATACAATACACCTTATTCCTATACAACTAAAATGCCACCAAGAAAAGCATTTGACAAGTGGATAGTTAGAAAGGGTATAGCACCAAGAGGCAAAGGCGGTAAGTTTTTAAGCAGACAAAGTTTACAATACTTAATAGCAAGAGCAATATATAAAAAAGGAATAAAGCCAAGTTTGTTTTTTACTAAACCATTTGAAGCAGCGTTTAAGCGCTTACCAGATGAATTAGTACAAGCATACTCAATAGGATTAGAGAAACAAATACAAGTAAACATAAAGAAATGAGCAAGATAAACGCAAGAAGTCCATATTACATAAACATATCAGCTTCAAGATTAACACAAGTAGATATGGAACTGTATGTATATACTGGTACACAAACAACAAGCAGAGATAATTTGTTTGTTTTAACTTCTTTTGCAGTATCCGAAAATGTAACCTTTGAGATTAGCGAAATAGTAAGAGATTATTTACTACAGACTTTTGATGGGGACTACACAACTGAAACTGTATGGGTAGACTACAGAACTAAAAACTATATTGGTGGTGCAGCTGGTAGCTTTACAAACTACACACAATTAACTGGCTTTGATGGATATGGTTATTTTGAAGATGGTGCTAACCCAGAAAACGATAGCACAGTATTACAAAGCAACAGAACTATTTTAAAGTTAGCAGATACTCCAGCGGTTGTGCCAGTATATCTTAACCAAACTGTTACTATTTCTTATTTATTAAATGGAGTAGTTTTAAAAACATCAACTGGTTTAGCTAGCAACTCAAGTAGTCAACAAATAAAATACGCTACTAATGGTGTGAATGGTGCTGATATGTTTGAGGATAGGGTTATACAAGATGGTGGAACTTTCGAGAGCAATGTATGTTTGACTGCGTTTGAAGATGAGTTTGCGTTATTAGCGGTGGATGAGATAAGAGTATCGGACGAAGATGGTAACCTAACTATAATAACAGTACAAGATATTGAGGAATGTAAATACCAGCCTTATAAATTAACCTTTGTAAATAAGTATGGTGCTTTACAATCTATATGGTTCTTTAAAAGAACTAACGAGGTACTAACCACTAAAACAGAAAAGTTTAAACGAAATATTATTGTTAATGGGTCTTACAATACAAGCAGACATCAGCAAAAGATACTTACTAAAAACGGAAGCGAAAAGCTAACTTTAAATACTGGCTTTTATCCAGAGGAATACAATGATGTATTTAAGCAGATGCAGTTAAGCGAAGATTGCTGGATTGAGATAAACTCACAGACATTGCCAATAAACGTAAGCAGTAGCAGTTTAAACTACAAAACACACTTAAACGACAAACTGATAAACTATACTATAGAGGTAGACTTTGCTTTTGACACTATTAACAACATACGATAGATGCAGATAATAGAACTATACATAAAAGGGTATAATAGATTAGAGGGCGGTATTACTGGGTTTGCAACTAATAAACTTGTAGACAATACTGGTGTGTTTACACAATCTGTAAATGTAGGAGATATTGTAACTAACAAAAGAACACATCTAACTGCATCAATTACAGCTATTGATAGCGATACGCAGTTGAGTCTTTCTGATGATTTATTTGCAAGCCCTAACACAGACCAATACATAATTGAAAGCGATTACTTTAGAGCAGACTTATTTGAGGATGAGAGCATAACTATAACAGACACAATACTAAACCTTAAAGACATAGGCAAGGTATTTACACCTTTTAGCCAACAGTTTAATCTACCAGCTTCTAAAACTAACAACAAACTATTTAGACATTACGAAAACCAAAATGTGCTTAACAGTTTTGATGCACGATTTAAACACGATGCGGTTATAAAGCTGAACGGAATAGACTACAAAAAAGGTAAGATACAGTTTAAAAGCGTAACATTAAAAGACAACAAAGCACACGCATACAAAGTAGTGTTCTTTGGCGATGCAGTAGTATTAAAAGAGATTATAGGCGATACAACTTTACAAGGCTTGAAATATGATGCCGCTTACAACTTTACATATAACCAAACAAATATAGAAAACTTCTTTACTGCAAGTTTATCTACGCTAATTTCTACTTACGGAAGCGATGATATAATAGTGCCTAATATACACCACAGTAAAAATATGCGCTATTCTACTACTGATGGTTATTTAGACAGCATTACAGATACTCGTTTATTGTATACTGACTTAAAACCAGCTATAAGATTAAGAGCTATTACAGATGCAATAGAGAGAACATATCCAGAGTTAAGTTTTACTGGGTTTTTTAACACTTTTGATTTCTCAAAATTTTATATGTGGATGCACAAGAATGAGGGTTATGTAACTAATGCAGATGAAGGTGGTGGTGTAAACATTTGTGTGAACAGATTTAGACATCAAGACGATGAAGACCCAACATACACTTATAACGCTACTGGTTCAACTATTGGCGATGTAAGGACTTTGTATTTGTTGCCTTATTTTATAAACATAAATGTACAAAATGAATATACTGTAACTTTAGCAATAACAACATCAACTGCAGAGAATTATATTGTAAGAATAAAAAATGGTGCTACTGGGGATTTGATTAGATACGAAGAATATCAAAACCAAAGCGGAACAGTAAACATTGTAGAGGTATTTAGAAATTTAGGCGTTATTGGAAACTCTCCAAATAATGTACAGTTATTAGATTTAATTGTTGAGGTCGAAAGTGGGAACACAATAACAATGACACAAGAATTAACTATAACAGCAAGTGGTCAGCAAAGTTGGACTGCTAACTATACACCTACCAATCAAGATGTAGAAAATACTTTTGAGATAAGTAGACAAATGCCAGATATGAAAGTAATAGACTTTTTAAGCGGTTTGTTTAAGATGTTTAATTTACTTGTTTATAAAGATGGCGATAACATAAATGTAGAGTTGCCAAAAGTATATTACAATAAAGAAAATAGCTACGACATTACAAAGTATGTTGATATGGAAAAGGCAACTGTTAATAGGCTTTTTCAGTACAAGAAAATGGACTTTAAATTTAAAAGTAAAGAAAGTTTCCTTGTTCAGTTTTCAGACGAGATACAAACAGTGCCATTTGCAGAAGAAAGTTTCCCCAAAAAGAACACACCTTTTGATGGTGGTACTTATACAGTAGAACTACCTTTTGAAAAGATGATGTATGAAAGGCTAACAGACCCAGACGATAATGATAGTTTAACTCTTATTGGTCAAGGTGCATTTTTAAACAAAAATTTCGAGCCTACTATTGGAGAGCCTTTAATATTTGCAAGTGTACTTAATAGTAACGGAAACGATGAATTAACAATAGGCAGTCTTACACCACAACAATATAGAAGACCAAGCAACGTTACTTCACTTGGTTCTTGGGGTTATGGTCAGCGAATACAAATGAACTTTGGTTTAGAAGCTGATGAATATCTTGGAGAAATACCAAGTAATTCTACTAACTTATTTGAGGATGGTTATTTTGATTATGTACAAACAATGTTTGACCCAACATCAAGACTATACAAATACACCGCTTATCTACCTTTAAGTATATTAATAAAGTTACAATTAAAGGACAGATTAGTAATAGCTAACAACTCATATAGAATAAACAGTATAAAAACAAATCTACTAACCAACAAAACAGAATTAGAACTATACAACAGAAGCGAGTTTGTAAGCCAGATAAACAACAATCAGTTTGCTTATTTAGACAGAGTAGCACAAGTTACAGTTTCGGCTAAAAGCACAGATTTTATTACTATAACTTGGTCATCAGTTAGCAATGTGGTTGGATATGATATTATTTTAAATGGTGGAGTATTTTCAACAGAAGCAAACACAGTAACAACAAAGAAAGTAACTGGTTTAGAAAGCGGTACGACATACAATATAGGGGTAAGAGCAAAATACAGTATAAGTGGAGATGATGCTTATTCATTCGATACAACTATAACAGAAACAACATTATGATAAAGTTAATTTTAGATAGCTTGAAATACGCAAACGGAGAAACAGAAAACATCCGTATAGCACAAGGTAAACATAAACTACCTACAACACTAAAAGAGGGTTACAAAGCACTTAAACAACAAATAAGATGGGAGTAAAAAAAACAATAGTAATTAAAGTAGAAAATGAACAAGCTAAAAAAGCTGTAAATGATTTAAATAATAAAATAAAACAAACTACTAAAACAGCACAAAAAACAGGTAAAGGTTTTAAAGGTGCTTTTGCAGGTATGAAAAATGCAATTTTGGGAGCTATACCTGCTTTAAATGCCCTAAGAACTGCATTAATAAGTACAGGAGTTGGTGCTATTGCTGTTGCTGTAGGAACTCTAATTACAGGATTTGTTACTGCTACAAAAAAAGGTGCAGAGTTTGCTAAAGCATTATCTACTCTTAAGGCGGTTTCAGGTGCTACTGCTAAAGATATGGGCAAACTATCAGACCAAGCTAAAGAGTTAGGAGCTTCAACAGCATTTACAGCATCTCAGGTTGTAGAACTTCAAACAGAATTAGCTAAGTTAGGTTTTAGCGTTTCTGATATACAAAATGCAACCCCTGCTATTCTTGACTTAGCTGCTTCTTTAGATGTTAATTTAGCAGAAGCTGCTACATTTGCAGGTGCTACAGTTCGTGCTTTTGGTTTAACAACTCAAGATACTCAAAGAGTTGTAGATGTAATGGCTAAAAGTACAGCATCCTCAGCCTTAGATTTTATTTCATTACAAGAGGCTTTAAAATTAGTTGCGCCCACATCAAAGGCTTTAGGTGTAAGCGTAGAAAAAACAACAGCACTTTTAGGGGTATTAGCAGATACAGGTTTAAAAGGTAGTATAGCAGGTACAGGTTTATCTAAAACTTTTATTGAATTAAATAAAAAAGGTATTAATTTAGAAACTGCTTTAGAAAAAGTTAGAAATTCGAGTAACGGACTAAATACTGCTATTAAATTAGTTGGTGTTGTTGGTGCTAAATCTCTTTTAAATTTAGCTAGCGCAGGAGATAAAATTGGGGATTTAGAAGGTAAATTTTTAGCTGCAGAGGGTGCTGCTAAAGGTATTGCGGAAACTAGACTAGATAATTTAGCAGGAGATACTACAAAACTTTCAAGCGCGTGGGAAGGATTTTTATTGCAAATTGAAGATGGTAGTAGTGGTTTAAATAAATTAGCAAGAGGAGCTGTACAATTTTTGACTAAGTCAATAACATTTTTAGCTGATGCTATAGATGTTACAGTATTTACGTTCCAAGATGGATGGGCAAATATAAAACTTTATACTAGTGGTGCTTCTGATGTATTAAGTGGGTTATTAAGTAAGCTAGGGAGTGGAATTAAAAAGTTTGCAAATAATGCTTTAATACAAATAGGTAAAATTCCAATTATTGGACAGGCTATAGATGTTGAAGCTGCTAAACAAAGAGTGGACGAAGCGGCGGCTGCTATTGATGCTGCAGAACAAAAAATAGAGCAGGGTCGTGATAAAATAAAAACAGCTAAGTTAAATAATGATACAGCTTGGATTAGATATAGTGAACAAAAGAAAAGACAGGAGCAAGAATTAGAGGCAGTTAAAACTCAAAAGGCTTTAGAAGACCAACAACAAAAAACAGATGAAGCAGATGAGGAAAAAAGAAAAAAACAAGAAGAACTAGTTAAAAAGGAGCGTGAAAAATTAAAGAAACTTAAAGAAAAATTTACAAAAGCCGACCAAGATTTTGAAGATAAAACTTTTGAAGAAAAAGCTAAACGACAAAGAGAGCGAGCTTTATTAGAACTAGATGCGTTAAAATTAAGCGAAACCGAAAAACAAGAAGCTAAAAAACAAATAAACGACTATTATAATAAACTTGAAGCAGATGCTAAGTTAAAAGATGAAGAAGTAAGACAACAGCAAAACGCTAAACAACTAGAAGAAACAAAAAAGTTAAATGAAGAACTTGCACAAGCAGAAACAAACTTACAACAAGCTAAAGCAAACGCAATTCAAGGAGGTCTTCAAGTTATCGGAATGTTGGCTGGAAAATCAAAAGCAGTTGCCAAAACATTGTTAGTCGTTGAGAAAGGTCTTGCAATAGCACAAGTTATTTCAAATGCAGCTCGTGCAATAGCACAAGCAAAAGCGAATTTGGCTGCTACACCAGCAGTTATTGGAGTTTTACCGAATCCAGCTTATGTTATTCAAGCAGCGGCAACTGCGAAAGGAATATTATCTACAAAATTAACTGCAGCAACTTCGATTGCAACTATTGCTGCACAAGCTGTCGCTGGTTTAGGTGGCGGTGGTGGTGGCGGTGCGAGTGTAGGTGGTTTAGGTGGAGGTGCAGACGCACAACCACAAGCACCTAGCTTTAATGTAGTAGGTGCAACTGAAACAAGCCAATTAGCAGAAGCAGTAGGTGGTCAAGCACAACAACCAATACAAGCGTATGTAGTATCTAATGATGTTACATCAGCACAGAGTTTAGAGAACAACATTGTAGAGGGTGCAACGTTAGGATAAATACAAAAAATAATTAAAAACATTATATAATAATATGCGGATAGTAGAACTAATTTTAGACGAAGAACAAGAAATAGGTATAGAAGCTATTAGCGTAGTGGAAAACCCAGCGATAGAAGAAGATTTTATTGCCCTTAAATCACAAGAGTTTAAACTTGCAGAGGTAGACAAGGAAAAGCGTATTTTAATGGGTGCGTTATTAATACCAAATAAGCCCATATACAGACGAAACGGAGAAGATGAGTATTATATATATTTCTCAAAAGATACTGTCTTAAAAGCCTCGCAAATGTACTTAATGCAAGGAAAACAAAACAATTCTACATTAGAACACCAATACCAAATAAACGGACTATCATTAGTTGAGAGTTGGATAGTAGAGGACAAGGTACACGACAAGAGTGTTAAGTATGGTATGGATTTACCATTAGGAACTTGGGTTGGTGCGGTTAAAGTAAACAACGATGAGATTTGGAACGAGTTTGTAAAGACTGGCAAGGTTAAAGGCTTTAGTATAGAGGGGTACTTTGCTGATAAAATGGAAAGACCTAAAGACCAAACTCTTGGGGACTTTATGACTGATGAGCAAAAGCAAAAAGAGTTAGCAGCTATTGAAGAAGCAGAGGCAGAGTATTTATTAAGTGAGATACGAGCTATAATAAAAAGCGACAAGCGTGTAAAGGGTGGTAAAAAGATGGTATTAGAAAGCTACTCTGATTATCCAAGTGGTGTGAGCAACAACGCAAAGCGAGGGTTAGAACTTAACGAAAAAGTAAACAACAAATGTGCTACACAAGTTGGTAAGGTAAGAGCGCAACAATTAGCGCAAGGCAAACCAATATCTAAAGAAACTATTAAGCGTATGTATTCTTATTTGTCAAGAGCAGAAGAATACTACGATGAGGGCGATACAAAGGCTTGCGGTACGATTTCATATTTATTATGGGGTGGTAAGGCTGGTTTACGTTGGGCTAATAAAAAATTAAAAGAGTTAGATGCGTAGGTTTAAGAAATTCTTTACACCAAGTAGAACAAGTCCAAAGGGTGGGCGCAGAGCTTGTTTATGCAAGGATAACACCTACTCTATTAAATGTTGCGATGGTAGTTTAAGGGCGCAAGGGATTGGTAGTACAGTCGGACAAGAAACAACACCGCCAGAAGGTAGCTACGGATATAAAATACAACGCTGTGGACATAGCCAACAAAAACACGTTTGGAACGGAGAAGAACTAACAATAGGTAATGTATATTATTTTGATTTAATACACGATGGACACGATGGGTGCTATACTGTTTTGAACAGAGATGATGAAACAAGTGGCTTTGAATGGCAAAGCGTTACTGCTTATGATAATTGCACAGATTGTGAAAATGCTAACTAAAAATGCAAAATTAATTTTTAACACTTATATATTAATATGAACACGAACGATATGATTAGTAAAATCAAAGATGTTTTAAACTTATCCGAAGAAGTTAAGTTAGAACAACAAGCGTTAGAGAACGGAACTGTTTTAGAAGCAGAAGCGTTTGAAGCTGGTAACGAAGTATTTATTGTTACCGAAGATGAGAAAGTAGCTGTACCAGTTGGAGAGTATGAACTTGAAGATGGTAAAATACTTGTAGTAGCAGAAGAAGGTCTTATTGCTGAAATTAAAGAAGCTGGCGCAGAAGAAGCACCAGAAGAAGAAGTAGAAGCAACAGAAGATGTAGTTCTTGAAGAAGAAAAAGAAGAAATGGGCTATGCTACTAAAGAAGAACTTGCAGAGGTTAAATCAATGATTGAGGAAATCAAAGCAATGTTAGAGCCTAAAGAGGACTTAAGCGCAGATGAGTTAGGAAACCTTGTAACAGAGGAACTATGCAAGCACGAAAAAGTAGAGTTAAGCGAAGTACCAGAAGAAGTACAAGCAGAACTTAACGAGCCAGCAGCCGAGCCAATCAAAGCTAACCCAGAGGTAAAAGAAAACCTATCTAAATTCAGTATCTCACAAAACAGAAGAATGAGTACATTGGATAGAGTAATGGCAAAATTTAATAATTAATAAACAACTAAAAACTAAATAAAATGAGTGTATCAATTACATCAACTTACGCAGGCGAATTTAGTGGCAAGTATATCGCTGCTGCTTTATTATCTGCTGACACATTAGACAAAGGCAATGTAACAATTATGCCTAACGTTAAGTTTAAGTCTGTAATCAAAAAGGCTTCAACTGACGACATCGTAAAAGACGCTACTTGCGACTTTCAAACTGGACAAGGGACATTAACTCTTACAGAGAAAATCCTTCAGCCAGAAGAATTCCAAGTAAATTTGGATATTTGCCGAAAAACGCTACATCAGGATTGGGAAGCTTCTCAAATGGGGTATTCTGCATTTGACAACCTACCAGCTAACTTTTCTGATTTTGTATTGGCTCACGTTGCTGCTAAAGTAGCTGACCGCACAGAGAAAAACATTTGGAGTGGTTCAACTGCAACTTCTGGACAATTTGATGGGTTTGCTACATTGTTAGCTGCTGATACTGATTTACCAGCTGGACAAGACATCGTAGGTACTGCTGTAACTGCTGCAAACGTAGTTGCTGAATTAGGAGATGTTGTAGATGCTATCCCAACTG